GAACGAAAACGCTCCGTACTGATGATCATCCCACTGCCAAAAGAAGAGAAGAAAAGCCCGAGCCAGCACTGGTACAACATGCAGGCTGAGGCTTGTCACTGGCAGTCGGATGGAAAGCAAACAAACCTCAGACATGCTAGGAAACAGAACCTAGTTCCTAGTGTGTCTGGGGTGCTAAATCTACTCGAAAAGCCAAGAATAACTAAGTTTAAGTGCGATGAGATGGTGAAGCAATGCCTTCAGTATCCTCATGAAGAAGGAGAGTCGGAGAAGGACTACATCAACCGCATCCACGGTTATGCATTAGCAGGTAAGAGAGACATCCTCAGTTTTGGCACCAGAGTCCACCACGCGATAGAGATGTACAACCTGGGCACCTACGATGAGCTAGAAGACCCAGACATATTTCCTTACCTTGAGACTTACATCCGGTGGGCACAGAAGAACATAAAGAAGGTCATCGCTGTGGAGAAGACGGTTGTTAATAAGAAGCTAGGCTACGGCGGCACAATTGACCTAGTAGCTGAACTGAAGAACCAGCGCGGGGTGACGTTAATCGACTACAAGACCCAACGCTGGGACGCTGAAAAAAAGCCTAATCCTTATGAAACCTGGTCACAGCAACTGGCAGCATATCGTAAGACGATGAGGCCAAACCCTCACTGCCTTAGCCTGGTAATAAGTGCCACAGAGCCAAGGCCAGTTGTGGAGAGGTGGTGGACAAAGTCGGAGTTGCAGACGGGCTGGAAGGTCTTCAACGCAACTAGAGTGGTGTGGCAGGAGAGTAAAAACTACAGACCTAAAGATGAGTCTGATCGAGAAGGCAATAACTAAGGAGGAGGCACTGAGCCGGGGCGCAATAGCGATATCTGAGCCATGCCGTAACGAGTCTGAACTGTGGATAATAGAGAACATGATAGCCGATCTAGAGAGATCGCAAGTGAGGTGGGTGGTGGTGAAAAGCCACTACACCACAAGAAGCACCAGCGGAGTTCACAAAAAGCCAGCACTGGAGCTATGGAGACTAACTTGAAATGCTATCCTGCTGATCCTCCAGGTAGCCACAGAAGGCTCAGACTAATAGCTGAGGCTGCCAGTGAGTACTGGGACTTAACTGTCGATGAGATGAAAGCTCGAGACCGTAGACCGAAGATAGTTTGGCCTAGAAGTGTCTGCATGTATCTAGGTATGAGAGAAGGCTACACCTCAGTAGCAGTTGGCAAGTGGTGGGGTGACAGAAATCATGGCTCAGTGCTGAATGCTGTGAAGGTTGTTAACGATCTTATTGACACCCGAGAGTCATACAAAAAGCAGCTAAGACAGTTTGTAATTTTTCAGAAAAGATACATTCAGAAGCACCTACAACCATGAATAACTGTAAGAAAAAGAAAAAACTACATTCAGTACTTACTGAAGATCAGACACTTAGGTGTGTTAATTACGCAATATATAGCTATATAGCTATAGTAGCTATAATGCTTAATAGATATATAGTTAACTATTAAGCTATTAAGCATAATAGCATTATAGCTTATACCGCAAAGATGAAGATACTTAGCAGCAAGGATGCCTACAGCTTCAAGATTCAACTGGAGCAGGTGCGTGAGCAGATGAAGATGTTGGAGGAGATCGGCATATACGATGTGGCAGGTAACCGGATCAGACCGGAGGACAGGGAGCAGTACCGGCAACTGAAGCGGATGGAGCATCACCTGCGTCAGTTGGCGAGTGGTGTAGAAAAGCCTACACCGTTCGCGGCAGAGAAGAAGGCAGCCAAGAAGGACACCAGGCCAAGGCTGACAGATGAGCAGAGGCTAGAGATGGCTAGGAAGCTCTCTGAGGTACGAAAGCAACTTGGTCGCTGTGCTGACACTCTGAGCAAGTAGAAACGTCTCTGAGGTGTATGTACGCCTCAAGAAAGGCATATAACGATGAAAGATAAGGTAGCAGATATAAGAATGTTAGGAATAGAGAACGGATGCGTGGTGAGCGTGAGAGCCTCCAACGCTAAGAAGATGAGGGACTGGGAGAAGCTAAACAGCCCCAGTGCTAAAGAAGATAATCGCAACAGTAAGCGGGGTGACAATCAGAACGTGAAGTACAGATGACTTTTATGCAACCGGGCCAACCTTCAAGACCGCTACCTCAGCGGCTTATGTTTAGTTGTCATAGCAGTAATACCAGACGGCCCGGTTGCAGAATTTAGCAGAAACTTATGGAGACAATAATGAAGATTAGGTTCAAGGAGCATAGGCTTGACGATGGCTCATCCGTCGAGGTGCCAGTGTTCAAGGCAAGAAAAAGCAAAAGCCGCATGTGGTTCAATTGCCCCAAGTGCGGCAACAAGCGAACACACAGCAACGAGGCAGGATACAGAATGTCGCACTGCCTTGGTAGCGGAATAACGACAACATCCTCAGTGCCAGATTGTTGGCCAGAGGGATACATCATCGAGTGATGGCAGTTAAAAAAGCACAACGAAAGAAGTCAACGAACAAGCCTCCGGTGCCTGGCAAGGTAGTCAAGCTGACCGAGGATGAGATCGTTGAGAGAAAGGCAAAGCTTGATGAACTCTACAACGCTCCGGTGCAGATGCCTGCATCAGTATTCAACGCAAGAGCAGATCAGGAGAGCAAGCTAGGAACAGGCAAGAAGACAGGCAGGAGGACAGGTTACACGCCTGATAGGGTGGAAGCATTCCTGAAGAATGTCAGGTCAGGTCTTCCGGTTTTGCGAGCAGCAGCACTTGCTGCCATCCCGAAGTCGAACTTGTATGACTGGGCAAAGAAGTACTCTGACTTCTCGGATGCAATCCAGCAGGCAGAGACAGAATACCAGGCTTTTGCACTAGGCACTGTTAACGATGGCATAGCAAACGGAGACGGTCATTTGGCCATGAAGCTACTGGGAGCAAGGTTCAGCGATGAGTACGCAACCAGCAAGAAGGTTGATGTCAGGACGCAGCGGATCGAGTCCAGCATCAGCGCAGATCAGCTAATGAATCTACAGTCTGCCAGGCTGAACACGGATGTTGTATCCGCAGCGAATGCGATTGAAACGGAGGAACCAGAAGCATCTGCTGCGAAACTCACCACTGACTCACCAGCCGATAACGATACTGCTGAGAATGAGGGTGGGGGCACCCCACAACCGGGGGGTAGCAATCTCCACACCCCACCCCCAGCTAAACCCTCCCACACGGGGCTTTCTTCAGACACTCCAGCAGACGCTACTACAGACACCCAGCAGGATGAGCAAACGCAGCAATAACAGCACTTTGAGGCTGGTGGCAGGTACGCGCACCAGACACCTAGTCAGACACCTAATCAGACAGTCATGCTAATCGGCATCAGCGGCAAGAAGCGCAGTGGCAAGGATACAGTCGGAGCGATGGTGGTGGAGTGGCTGAGGAAGCATTATTGCTCCGCTACCAGGGTGGCATTTGCGGATCAGCTAAAGGAGGAGGTGGCTCGAGCTACGGGTGTGTCCCTGAAGGACATCGAGGTAGAGAAGGCTCACTGGCGGCCTATGCTTCAGTGGTGGGGTGTGGAGTTTAGGAGGTACTATCATGGCGAGAACTACTGGATCAGAGAGATGACCAAGAAGCTGATCGGCATGGATGAGGACTTCGCTGTGATTACGGATGTAAGGCTCGAGAATGAGGCTGAGTTCGTCAGAAAGAGTGGTGGCTTGGTTGTTAGGGTGGAGAGAGAGGTGGACGCTGAGGATAGCCACAGTAGCGAGATTGGCCTAGATGGCTACCAGCATTTTAGAGAGGTGATCCGCAATGATGGCAGTTTGGAGGATTTGAAGCAGAAGGTGGGTGACTTCATGGTGGGGTTGAAGTTGCAGGATGAGTGGGGTCTTGCGTTATCATGACACCTCCACCCCCGGTCCACACGTTTATCCTGACCTGCAACTGTGGCGGCAGGTGGTACAGGCTAAAGGCGGTTTGTTCCGCCAGTGGCATGGAGACTCGGGTGCAGTTGAACTTTGAGCCTGACGAGGAGTTTGATGCGTTTGTGGAGGAGTGGCAGATGCTGTGCATGGAGGAGTACGAGCATGAGACTGGGCTGGATGTGACGATTGAGGAGGAATGACAGTATTTTCCCCACAGCCCCACAAGCCCCACAAGCAGTTAGAAACTTTTGTGGAAATAGAGTTTTTTCAGAAAGTTTCGGAAGTGCTTGTGGGGTTAGTGGGGGAGTGGGGGAATTTGAGTATTGAATGACAGTCTTCGCTAGGCAGAACGATGATGGCACCTGGCGTTTGTGGACAAATAGCTTTGGCCAGGATGCACCTGCTGGCACGAGGTTGGACCGAGGAGGCTTGTTTCCTTATGAGACACTTGGAGATCACCCAACGGAGCAGGAGGCCAAGGTGGCGGCAGGAAAGCTTCAGGTGTACTGGGATGACAGAGAGATGACGCTTAGATCGAACAGAAAGCGGAAGAACAGGTGGATATAACTGAGTACTACGACAAGTTCAGTGAGGCTTACTTGGAGTATTATGGCCCGGTGTTCCAGACTGCTGTGTTTAGCAGAGACCCAAAGCAGTTTGCCGCTGTGATGATGGAGAGGTCTATGATTGGCCAGCAGCACAGTGTCTTGGACGTTGGTTGCGGCGTTGGCGGGGTGATGCTTGGGCTAATGCAGAACGGAGTCTTGGATGTGACTGGGGTGACGATTAGCGGCAGGCAGCGTGAGTTGGCCAGGGAGTTGGATGCTAACTTGAATGTGGAGGTGGCAGATTTTGCTGAGTGGGATGATCGAGGCAGGAAATATGACAGGATCATACTGTGTGAAAGCTTTGGCTATTTGCCTAGACCGCTGGAGATGATTGCCAAGTTGGCCGGGTTGCTAAAGCCGGGAGGGATGATTTACCTGAAAGATATTGTGGCGATAGATGACCCGGACTACATGCAGCAGTACGGTTTGGAGGCTATTCAGTCACTTTGGGGAGGCTATACGGTTTACACGCTGCCAGAGGTGCTTTGTTTGTGGGGGATGCGTAGGATCGGAGGTAGCAACAATCTGTGGAGAGAAACCACCTGCCAGGACTGGGTGCGGTTTGCTTTAGGTGAGAGCAGTTTTAGCAAAAAGCACAAAGAGCTACTTGCGGAAGCGGGTATGAAGCAAATGCCGATCTGGGGTAACCAGATGCCGGTTAAGACTGTAGATTTTTTATTTTGTGGCAATAGATAGAGATGAACAGCAGTGCGTGGATATCGTTCTGGCGAACCACCCAGGTGACGAGTGGGTGTACACCAACGAGAGATACAGCTATCTTGACGGCCTGTTCGTGCGTGGTGGAGTTATCAAGGCGGTGGCAGAGATCAAGACGCGAGAGTGCAAGTTTGGCACCTACCGTAAAGAGTTGATGACTTGGAACAAGATGGAGTCAGGACAGTGGGCCGCGAAGAGCTTCAAGTGTCCGTTCTACTTGTTCAGCTACCACCCGCTCAGTGACCTGGTTGCCGCTTATCAGATCACAGACAGTGAAGGCAATTTTATCAGAAAGTATCAGGTAGGAGATTATGTCGGAAACAGAACAAAAAACGACAAAACGCAAGTTAGCCGAAAAACCGTCTGGGTCGAAAACCAAGACCCAAGTATCCTCGAGAGATGCGGATTGCGATGTATTTACTGAGAAGTACCTCGGGCTAAAGCTGTACGACTGGCAGAAGAAAGTTCTGCTTGATCTAAGTCAGCCAGGTGCTCGAGTAGCGTTGAAGGCGGCCAACGGCAGCGGCAAAACCGCCATGATAGCCGCACCTGCTGCGCTGTGGTACGGACTCATCTATCCTGGCTCGATAGTCATCACTACGTCAGGAGTCTACCGGCAGGTCAAAGAGCAGATGTGGCCACAGATCAGGAGTCTAGCCAGCAAGGTTGCCGGGTTGGGTATGCAGATCAATCAGACTGATTTGACGATGGACAACGGCAGCAGGATTCTGGGTTTTGCTACTGACTCACCAAACCGCTTTGAAGGCTTTCACGGTAATGTTTTTATATGCCTCGATGAGTGTAAATCGATTGATGAAACGCTATTCGAGGCAGTGGCTCGTATCCAGCCAAGCCGCATTCTGGCGATGAGTTCTCCGGGCGGCACTACTGGCAAATTCTACAAAATTTTCAGCAAGGAGCAGAAGTGGTGGAAACTGCACACCGTCACTGCGTTTGACTGTCCACACATCAAGCAAAGTTGGATAGAAGAGCAGATGGAGATGTGGGGCAAAGACCACCCGCTGATCCGCTCAATGATCTTTGGCGAGTTTCAGGAAACTAGCGGAGAAGGCTTAGTGGTGCCCTGGGATACACTGATGCAGTGCCTCGATAGTCCACCCAACAAAGAAGGACACGAGGTTGTGGCGGCATGTGACTTTGCAGCAGCAGGCGATGAGTCTGTGTTCTGCATGAGAGTAGGCAACAGGGTTACCAAGCTGATTGCCTGGAGAGAGGCAAATACGATGGCAGGTTGTGCCCGGTTCGCTTTGGAGTTTGAGAAGGCTGGCTTAAAGCCTGAGCAGATATTTGGTGATGCAGGTGGGCTAGGGTTGCCGATGTGCCATCAGCTTGCAGAGATGGGGTGGCCGATCCACCAGGTGAACTTAGGCGGCAGAGCGCATGACCCGGATCGCTACACTAACCGTGGAACGGAGATGTGGTTTGAGGCTGCCAGACAGATAGACCGCTGTGAGTCGATCCTGCCAGACTGCGAGATTCTGCATAGTCAGTTGACCACCAGAAGAGTAGCCACCAGCAAGACTGGCAAGTTGAACTTGGAGAGTAAGAAGGAGATGAAGTCACGAGGCTTCAGTTCTCCTGACCGGGCAGATGCGCTAGTCATGGCGATGGCGAGTTTCTCGGATCAGTACATGTGGGAGAAGCGTTGGCAGCCTAATTTGGAGGAGGTCTTGGAGGCAGGGATGGCAGAGTGGTCAGGTGACCACAAAATCAGGGAGAGTATGGGGCTACACACAGGATGAACTTACTACAGACAATCAGATTAATACTTGAGATCATTAAGAAAACACTAGGATATGGAGAAAAAGCCAATAAACAGAAACTTGAGCAGGATGTTGAGGATCGTGCTAATGACAAGCTTGACTGGATTAGGATACGGATGCGCGACCAGCATCAAGTTGGACGCGACGAAGAGACTGATCCTGAACAATGAGCGTGGATTTCAGGATGCTTACATGGCATCACCACAGGCAAAGCAGTTCGTGGAAAGCGCACTGGAGCAGATAGTCGAGTACGAGAGACAACTAGAAAAGAAAAGTATCACCAACTAACAACAACGGCTGAAAGATTTGCCAAAGTTAGCAGAGACGCACCAAAAACGGTGCGTCTTTTTGCGTCATGAAGCTATCAGGCCAACTTGAATGCTTCTGCTCTGACATCGAGAAACTCGTGGCTAGGTACCAGGAAGAGTTTGATCTGGACGATGCCACATTGATCGGTGGCTTACAGATGTATTCCAGCCTTATGTCACTCCAGGCACTGGGCTATTTGCTTGAGGAAGACGAAGATGAGGATGACGAGGAAGACGATTATTCTGTATGAAATCGCGTGAGCAGTTAAACGCATCAGTTCTACAAGACCTGGCAGATCGCAGTGTGTGGGACACCCGGCAACGGATGTTTTACGAGATGCGGCACCACGGTCTAAGGCGAAGAAACAAGCCTTGGCCCGGTGCCAGTGACGTACACTTTCCGTTAGTAGACACTACGATCAGCGAACTGAAGCCTGCCTACTTTCAGCAGTTATTCGCCACAGACCTCATCGCTCAGTTTATCCCCACCACACCACAGGTGGCAGAGTACACAACTGCTGCCGCTCAGTGGTTTGACCACAGACTCAAACAACGCACAAACCTGGAGACTGAGGTGCTGAGTGCGGTGGACGCAATGCTGGTGAGTGGCACCGGCATCATGAAGGTGCTGTGGGATTCCAAAGCTAAAAAGCTAAATTATTTCAGCATTGATCCGCAGCACTTCGTTGTTCCGGGCTGGACTCGGAGCATCGAGGAGGCAGACCGAATTTGTCACATAAGCGTTTACTCGTTGGACTCATATCGCAGGCAGAAACACCTGAACCAAGACCCGGAGGTCATTCGCCAGATTTCTGGCAATTACAACAACGATGCCGGTGATATGGACACCGAGTACACTCGCTTTGAGCGTG